CAAGAAACAGGGAAAACAGCTTGCTCTTGACACGAAAATCCCCACACCGAGCGGATTTACCACAATGGGTGACATTCGCGTCGGAGATACCGTTTTTGACGAAAACGGACAGCCCTGCCGTGTTGTTGCCAAAAGCGATGTGGATGACACCGAGCAAGCCTATCGGCTGACCTTCCGCGACGGTTCGTCCATCGTGGCAGGGGAGCGACATCTCTGGAATGTGGATTACATCATCGGGAAGCCGCAATCTGTGCTTTGGACAACAGGTGATATTTATCGCCGAACGATGAGGTACAGAGAAAAATATCGGGATAACGAAAAGGAGGCACGTCGCTCCATCATCCGAATCCCTGTGGCAGAGCCTCTGAACCTTGCGAAGTGCGATCTTCCTGTTGATCCGTATCTTTACGGATACTGGCTCGGCAACGGATGTGCCACAAAGCCTGAAATCACCATATGCGATAAGGACGTACAGGCGGTCACACAGAATGTGCCGTATGCTCCATACAACAGCATTCCTCAACCGGGAAGTGTGCGCGTGTACTATGAGGAACTAAAGAGCATCCTCGTTCCGACATTCCGCGATAAGGTTATCCCAGTCGCATATCTAAGAGCCTCGGAGCGTCAGCGGTGGGAACTCCTGCAGGGGTTGATGGATTCTGACGGATGTATCGGCAGTCGGAAAGCGCAGAGCGTTTACGTCAGCACCATCGAGCAGCTTGCCGAGTCCGTACGTGAACTCTTGTGGAGTCTCGGCATCAAGAACGCTATGACGGAAGCACCGTCTACGCGCTGCGGAAAGCCGACGGGGGAGACATTATACATCATACGATTCACCACATTTGACGATCAACCGACATCAAAACTGCATCGGAAAATCTGCCGGAAACGGGAGCGGGTTAAGGAAACTCGCTCCTGTTTTCATTATCTGGCAGATATCGTGCCGCTCTCAGAGAGAGTCCCCATGCAGTGCATTCAAGTGGACAGCAGAAGTCATTGTTATCTTGTAGGGGAATCCTTCGTGCCGACACACAACAGTGAACTTGCCGCCGCTGTTGCACTCCTCCTTTGCTGCGGCGATGGGGAGGAACGCGCCGAAGTGTACGGCTGTGCCGCTGATCGTCAGCAAGCAAGCATCGTCTTTGAGGTCGCAGCAGATATGGTACGCATGTGTCCCGCACTCAGCAAGCGAGTGAAGATCCTCGCCTCCCAGAAGCGGATGGTGTATCTGCCGACAAACAGCTTCTATCAGGTACTTTCGGCAGAGGCGTATTCGAAGCATGGCTTCAACATTCATGGAGTTGTGTTTGATGAGCTGCACACGCAGCCGAACCGCAAGCTCTTTGACGTTATGACGAAGGGCTCGGGCGATGCGCGTATGCAGCCGCTCTACTTCCTCATCACAACGGCAGGGACGGATACACAGTCCATCTGCTATGAGACGCACCAGAAAGCAAAGGACATTCTGGAAGGGAGAAAGATTGACTCAACTTTCTATCCTGTCATTTACGGAGCGAAGGAAGATGAGGACTGGACAGATCCCGAGGTCTGGAAACGGTCGAATCCGTCGCTTGGCATTACTGTCGGTATCGACAAGGTACAGGCGGCGTGTGATTCTGCACGGCAGAATTCAGCCGAGGAGAACAGTTTCCGACAGCTTCGACTGAACCAATGGGTGAAGCAGTCCGTGCGGTGGATGCCGATGGATAAGTGGGATGCGTGTGCTACGCCTGTGGATGCGGAAGCCTTGAAAGGTCGCGTCTGCTACGGCGGTCTTGATCTTTCCTCCACAATGGATATTACAGCATTTGTACTCGTGTTCCCTCCGACGGAGGAGGATGAGCTGTTTGCTGTGCTTCCGTACTTCTGGATTCCCGAGGAGAATATTGATCTGCGCGTGCGTCGCGATCACGTTCCGTATGACGTGTGGGAGAAGCAGGGCTTTCTTATGACCACCGAGGGAAACGTGGTGCATTACGGATTCATCGAGGCGTTCATTGAGCGGCTTGGTGAGAAGTACAATATCCGTGAGATTGCCTTTGACCGATGGGGCGCAGTGCAGATGGTGCAGAATCTCGAAGGCATGGGATTTACTGTCGTCCCATTCGGGCAGGGCTTCAAGGATATGAGTCCGCCAACCAAGGAGCTTATGAAGCTGACACTGGAAAAGAAAATAGCGCACGGCGGGCATCCCGTCATGCGCTGGATGGCAGACAACATCTTCATTCGCACCGACCCTGCGGGGAACATCAAGGCAGACAAGGAAAAATCCACCGAGAAGATTGATGGCGTGATTGCACTCATCATGGCTCTGGATCGTGCGATTCGGTGTGGAAATGATACCTCCACATCTGTCTATGACGAGCGAGGAATCTTGCTGCTGTGACCCTCAAGTGACTCAGAAATTTTTTTGTGTTGTGTGGATATGGATGAGCAAAAAGGTTTATTAAGGAGTATTACGGTTGAAAATACGTGATGCTTCCAATATCTTTTCCATCTTTTTCAAATCTGCCAAAAATCCATTTTTCCGGTCGATCCATAAATACTTTGAATACAATTAAACCGAAAAACATAGCTGCATGCGTAATGTTCTTTCGGCAGGCAGTGTGATAAATAGGCTCAAAAACCGTATCTGTCCAATCGCTTCCAGGCATCCAGCCGGCGGTATGAATATCACCAGCATCAATTCTACGATTCAAATCATCTTCAATTGCCTCATAATCTGCATCAGAAAGTCTGTTGCGCCATGTATTATAGTCCTTTAGATGAGGAAGTGTTGTGACCTTTTTACCTTCAAGTGATTCGAGCATAAAATAACCTCCTAGAAAATATTTCAACAATGGATTTCACTGGATCATATTCATATGTAGAATGTTTAGTCACCTGTGGGGACAATGGTTCGAACAACCTTCATCGACGCATGACCTGTCATTTTATAGCAGGACGCTGATGTGAAATATGTCGCTCCCAAGTTCTTTGCTAAATTTTTCTGTTTATCAACCTCATAACCGAATGGCTTTAGAATGGTTTTGATCATACGGCCTATGGCAGTACGGGTGAACCCATCAGTTAGATTAATGCTCTGGCTTGACTGGGCACAAACCTCGACATTTACTACACAAGCAGAAAGAGCTGGCTTTCCTGCTTCGGATGCATCAATCATAGCAATTATATTCGCATCTTGCGATAAAAGATTGAATATAGAAATTGCATCTGGATCAGTGTGGAATTTGCTGCAATTAGGGTTGTCATGAACAAAATCATTAAATGTAGCTTTCATAATATAGTCCTTTCTATTCACAGAACCGATTTAACATAAATAGTATAACATACGTGAAAACAAATGTCTATAAAAATTGAGGAGGTTTTCATGAATCTATTCAGCAAACTCTTTCGTTCGCGGGACAAGCCCATGAATCACCTCGGCGGCTTGTCCTTTTTGTTTGGACAGACGGCGGCAGGAAAGGCGGTCAACGAACGGACGGCCATGCAGACGACGGCAGTCTACGCCTGTGTGCGCATCCTCGCCGAATCCATCGCAGGGCTGCCGCTTCACGTCTATGCCTATCAAGGTCAGGGCAAGGAGCGCGTGCCGGAGCATCCGTTGTATTTCCTGCTCCACGATGCTCCGAATCCCGAGATGACCTCCTTTATATTTCGCGAAACCATGATGAGTCACCTTCTTTTGTGGGGAAATGCGTACGCACAAATTTTGCGGGATGGCAGGGGAAAGGTTATCGGACTTTATCCGCTCCTCCCGGACAAGATGGATGTGAGCCGCGACAGCCGCACGGGGGAACTTTACTACACCTACACGAGAACCACGGAGGAGAATCCAAATTTTTCGGACAAGGGGCAGATTCGTCTGCGGCGTGAGGATGTGCTGCATATTTCGGGACTCGGATTTGACGGACTTGTGGGATATTCACCCATTGCTATGGCAAAGAACGCCATCGGCATTGCTCTTGCGACGGAGGAATACGGCGCGGCGTTCTTCAAGAATGGTGCGCGTCCGGGCGGCGTACTGGAACATCCGGGTGTGCTCAAAGACCCGTCGAAGCTCCGTGAGAGCTGGCACGCCGTCTACGGTGGTACGATGAACACGGGCAGGATCGCCGTCCTCGAGGAAGGCGTAAAGTATCAGCAGATTGCCATACCGCCCGAGGAGGCACAGTTTCTTGAGACGAGGAAGTTCCAGATCGACGAGATTGCACGTCTCTACCGTGTGCCGCCGCATATGGTCGGTGATCTGGAAAAGTCGAGTTTCTCGAATATCGAGCAACAGTCCTTGGAGTTCGTTAAATACACTTTGAATCCGTGGGTGGTGCGATGGGAGCAGTCCCTGCAGAAAGCACTTCTGACAGATAAGGAGCGGAAGGACTACTTCATCCGCTTCAACGTAGACGGCCTGCTGCGTGGGGACTACAAGAGCCGCATGGAGGGCTATGCCATCGGGCGTCAGAACGGATGGCTCTCGGCAAACGATATCCGCAGTCTTGAGGACATGAATCCGATTGAATCTACCGAGGGCGGCGATCTGTACCTCATCAACGGGAATATGACAAAACTGAGGGACGCAGGGCTGTTCGCCGCTAGGCAGAAGGGAGTAAGTGATGAAACGTAAATTTTGGAACTGGGTACGGAACGAGGGAGAGAAGCGAATCTTGCTTCTGGATGGTGAAATCTCGGACGAGACGTGGTGGGGCGATGAAGTCACACCTCAGATGTTCCGCTCCGAATTAAATGCCGCAGAGGGAGATATTGACCTCTGGATCAACTCACCGGGCGGCGACTGTTATGCGGCGGCACAGATCTACAATATGCTCATGGAGTATAAGGGGAATGTCGCTGTCAAGATTGATGGGATTGCTGCTTCTGCAGCATCCGTCGTCGCAATGGCAGGAACGACCGTTGAGATTTCTCCCTTGGGGATGTTGATGATCCACAACCCGATGACCGTCTCCATCGGAGACACGCACGAGATGGAGCGGACAATTACGTTCCTCTCTGAAATCAAGGAGAGCATCATCAACGCCTACGAGATCAAGACGGGGCTGTCCCGTGCGAAGATTTCACGGCTGATGGATGCCGAGACATGGATGAATGCAAAGAAAGCAGTGGAACTTGGGTTTGCGGATTCCGTTCTCTATGAGAATAGGGAACATCTCACAAGTGCTGCGGCAGACGGGCTGATCTTCTCCCGCGCCGCCGTCACAAACTCCCTGCTCTCGAAATTCGGACAGGGGCAACAAGCAAACAATGTCGATGCAGAGCCGTTTAAGAAGCGGCTCTTTTCTATTTCACATTAAGGAATTAACGGAGGGACAAGAACATGGATAAGATCATGGCAATGCGCGAGAAGCGTGCGGAAATGTGGGAACAGGCAAAGCAGTTTCTGGATTCTCACGAAAAGGACGGGCATCTCACAGCCGAAGATGCCAAGGCATACGAGCAGATGGAGAATGAGGTACTTGCACTTGGCAAGGACATTGAGCGCATGGAGCGTCAGGCGATTCTCGACGCGCAGCTCGCAAAGCCTGTCACGGCGGCGATTACCAATATGCCAGGGGCAGGTGCAGGATTGTCTCCTGAAAAGACAGGTCGTGCAAGCGAGGCATACCGTGCAGCGATGCTCAAAGCGCTTCGCACGAACTTCCGGCAGGTGGAGAACGTTCTGCAGGAGGGCGTGGATGCAAACGGCGGCTATCTCGTTCCAGAGGAATACGATCAGCGTCTCATTGACGTACTCAGCGAAGAGAACGTCCTGCGCCCGCTTGCGACGGTGATTACCACAAGCGGGGAGCACAAGATCAACATCGCCGCCACCAAACCTGCGGCATCGTGGATTGAGGAGGGAGCACAGCTCACCTTTGGTGAGGCAACCTTCGACCAGATCGTCCTCGACGCGCACAAACTCCATGTCGCAGTCAAGGTGACGGAGGAACTTCTCTACGATAACGCCTTCAACCTTGAGAATTACCTCATCGAACAGTTCGGCAAGGCACTGGGCAACGCAGAGGAGGACGCGTTCCTCAATGGCGACGGAACGCACAAGCCGAAGGGGCTTCTCACCTCGGCAAAG